TCGTACCCACGCCCAGCCCCGTGGAGTTCAGGGTCATTTGCAGCGAGCCACCGATTCCAAACAGCATCGACTGGCTTCCGGTGTGATTGATGATCAGCGGTTTTGCTGAGTTTTGACATTCAATCGTAGGGGCAGCGGTTTGGCTTAGGCGATTGGATGTGAATAAATACAAGTCGCCGCTTGTGGTTCCAGTATCAAAAGAGGAACACCTAATTTCAGACGAAACGATTGCAGATCCAACCACATCAAGCGCACGAGTCGGGCTTGCATTAACAATACCCACCCGATTGTTCGCCGAATCCACCTTCAGGGTCGACGTATCCACCGTCAGATCGCCGGTGATGGTGGCGCTGGCGAGGGTGGCGGTGCCGCCGGAGCCGAGGATCTGGTTGGTGGTGATTTTCTTGGTGGTGCCGGTGACGTCGACCACGGGCAACACATCGGTAGCCGGGGTCAGCGTCGTGATCGCTGTCAGTTGGGATATCTTGAGGTCTGCCATGTTAGTAGATTGCTAGAACGATTTTGCCGCCGTTTTCCTGTACTAGGAAATCACCGGCTTCAGTGAGTAGTGAATCGAATGTTCCGAAAGTGATGACCAAGTGTCCGCCGTCTTCCTGCACCAAGTAGTCGCCGTTTTCGCAAAGGATGTCGCGCCGTTCAATCGGAGGATCAGGCGGAATGCCGCCGCCTTTGATACGGCGGACAATATCCAGTCCCAGTCCTAGTCCGAGGCGAGGCATTGCTTAGGCGTACTTGCGGTTATAGGCCACAATGGAGCCGTTCGACACGGTGATAGAGGTCCACACACCGGGAAGCTCATCACCGGCCTGCAGCGTCACGCCGGCAGGGAAGTTGGTGATGTTGGAAGCGGTTGCTCCGAGGATCGTGATCTCAAGAGCATGAATGGTCTGCCAGTTTCCGGTCACAGTTCCGGATGCGCTGGAGATGTAGGTGCCGCCGTATTCGCCGGCTAGCTGACGATTGGATCCAACATTCATAATGCGAACTTCTGACTGCTTCTTTTGCTACCGCTGAAACCAACTTGCAAGCGAGTACCTCCCGATTTCACGCGGACCTCGGGATTGTCACGCTCGATCTCACGCAGGAACTGCGCGTCCTTCCAGCATCCATATCCAACCTTGTGCCCCCAATAGTGGTAGAGAGTGGGGTCAACACGCATCCGCAATCGACCGATACCATCGACCGATTTGAACTCATTGATGGATGTCTGCTTGGCGATCTTCTTCTGCTGAATGCCAGCATTCACCCATTCCTTTTTGTGGCCTGTTTTGAGTTCTTCAATGACCTGCTGCCGGAGATTGCCGGGAAGATCATCTACAGCGTTTGCGATGAGCGTTGAGATTCCGTTTGGATTGGACATAGATTCAAAAAAGGGGAGGCCACTGGGAATTTCCAGCAACCTCCCCGATGTACTATCAAAGACTAGCTCGCGCCGTCAAACATACCAAAGCCGTTCGGGTTCTTCACCACGAGACCAGCAATTGCCTGAATCAATCGGCCTTCGCCACCACCGTTGTTCGGCAACGGAGTAACCTCAGGCATCTTAGCATAACGGATCTCAACCATCTCCATCGGAACAACATATCCTTTAACAGCACCGCCATCGGAAGTTCCGTAGTTGAAGTCAGACGAAACGCCCAACGAATTAACCCAAACATCGGGGTGCAGGATCAAACGGCCAAAGTCACCCTCAAAGATGTCCACAGAAGCCTTGAAAGTGTCGCTTCCAAGCTCCTGATTGAAGGTGCGGACAGCAACGGCTGCAATCGTGTTAGTATTTGCAACCTGAACGGTTCCAATAGTTGAAGTTCCAGCAGCGGTCAGGTTAGTGAACGCACGCTTCAGATTGGCACCAAGGAACACGTCGTAATCGCGGAACGTACCAGTCGCGCCATAAATAGCGGTCATGACGTTCTGCGCGGTTGCTTCAGTAAACGCACTAGTAGTGGTCGTGCTACGAGCACCACTCGCCGGAGCAAACGAAGAAGTTGGAGCGCCAAGACCAGCAGAGTTGGTGGTTTTCAACCACTGACCAAGCGAGGCAGTGAGGTAAGGATTCGTTCCGTTGTCAGCCTGAATAGCTTGATTAGAGCAAAGGAAGGTCGACTCCATTTTGCGCTTGAGCTCAATCAAACGCTTGGAAATGCCGTTGGCGATTTCACCACCGTTGCCGACGCCAGCGACGTTCTGGGTGTTGGCAATGAAACCAATACGCAGATCGTTACGGAACACCTGAGCATAGTTAGTCAGGCGGGTACGATTGGGAACAGGGTTAACCGGGCTGCCGGGGTTACCAGCAGTGTAGGTCACGTCAGTACCGTCAACAACACCACCCGGGGTAGGGGTAGCATAATTATCAACTTGCCAAGAAAAAGTCACATTTCCGAGGTCTTTTCCCTTCGGAGCTTGGCTCACAAATGGGGTAGACTTCTGGTCGACGATGGCAATGTAGTCCGCGAGCTCCTCGCGAATACCGACTTGGTTAGGTTGAAGTAGTGGCATAGGTCAAAGAATACGTTCTAATAAACGAGCCAATTCAGATTCTCCTCCCGACTTCGCAAACCGAGACTTTGCTGATGCAATTTCCGCCTGTGCGGTGTCCTTTTTAACAGGTGACGCAGTAGGCTTTCCCGGCTGTTTAGGAGCGGTTTTCTGAGGCAATTTGGCCGAGGGCTTCCCCTTGGTCGCTTCGCGCTCCAGACGCAGCCTACGGCCCTCTAGGAAGTCGCCAACAAGCACCTGATGTTCCGGTAACGCTGCAAGCTGCGGCAACTGTCGCAATACCTGCTGCGCCTCGGTGTACTGGGTGCTGCTACGGTCCTTCCAAAAAGGATAGATCTGCTCTGCGATAGGCTGGATCTGCTTGTAGTTATTCAGGAACCTAGATCGTGCCGGGATGTGGATATCAAGTGCGTCTTCAACGCGCCGCTTGATCGCCTTTATCTCGGACGAACTGTATTCCTTGTCACCTATTTCGCAGCCGTCGATGTTGTCCTCGCACCACCGCTTGAGATCACGGGCCTTGCTCCACTCGTCATCGAGTTTCTTCGCGTCCCAGACATCCGCAAACGGGTCGGTTTGATTTGTCACCGGCACCGGCCTATCGGAACTGCTCTTCTCCAGCTTGGACTTGGTCTCGTTCAGTTCACGTTCCAACGCATCGGCTTTTTCTTGTGCTTCACGCTTCTGGCGAGTCAGCTTGTCGATACGTTTTCTGTAACCTGACGGTTCCTCGTCGGCTTGGTCTTCGGTCTTCTGATCGGAAAGATCATCCTCAGGCGACTCGGCCTGATTTTCCTCTTGTTCAGCGGCAGGATCCGCTTCCTCGGTCTGAGATTCCGCACTCGCGGCCTCGGACTCCGGCTCTTCCTCGATGATCTGCTTTGTCGGTTTATCTTCCGGCTCACTGAACCTGTGTTCAAGTACCCTAGCCAATGCCGCCTCATCGAAGGTCAGCGGATTGATTTTCGGAGCCTGTACCGTGTTTTGAACAGGTGTCGCTTCCTGTGTATTCTGTGATTTATCCATGCTATTTAGACCCTGCAAGCCGGGTATTGTGCGCCATGGTTGTTAAGGTCAACCAAGAAACCTTGTTTGTGAAGAGGCACTAGTCGGATTGATTCGTCAACCCATTAACCGACCTCAAATTGTTGAAATATTCGTACAGATCCTTCAGCGCTGCAGCCCTTCCGCAGTTATAAGCACGGCCTGAGTCTGATAGATCAGGCTGTATGCTGTTTAGAACCTCGGATTCTATTTGGTCTGTGATGACCTGATTCATTGCTCGGTAGAATGGATCTCCATCCATAACCGAAACGAATGCCTCTTGTATTTTCTCCTGTGAGATTCTCATTTATTGAACTCCAAGACGTCCGGTGACCGCATTCTGCTGTTGCTGCACGCTGAACTGCAGGTTCTCAAGGTATTTTTGCAGATTCGCTTGGAAAAGCGGGTCCTGCTGCAGTTGCGCCTGATATTTCGGGTTGGATTGCAACACCTGCTGCGTGAATTGCAGGCGCATAGCAGCCGTGGGGTCGTTCTCGCGCAGTGCCGGAGGATTACCAAGGCTCATCAAGGCCACCTCATCGTTGGTTTCCTTGAACATCTTCTGCGATGCAGGGCCGGTCTGCATCACAAGCTCGGTTGCGAGCATAGGATCAATAGCACGCAGCGCCACAGAGATCAGTTTTGCACGATCAATGACGCCGGCAGTATCAAGAGGCAGGATCAAGGTCGAGATTGCCTTCAGTTTCTCGCTCACAAGGTCGGTAGACATCTCGCGAACGTCGAACTTCAACGTGACATCGAAGTCCTGCACATCCTCGCCAATCTGAATCTGAGATCCAGTGATGCGCTGAACCTCCAGCGGCCCGGTGTACTGCAGTGTCAGCGAGAAAACCTGTCGGAACGCCTCGGTCCAACCATGCAGCCAGTTGTTGATGGTGCGTTGCTGGCGCATCTGGGTGACTGCAGGAGGCACTTTCTCGGTCGGTCTACCAAAGTACCTGTCGGTCTGCGCCATCACCTCGTTGATAAGCGTAAAAGCCACACCGGGTTCACGCGCAGGAGGCTGCATGAAGCCAATCTCACCGCGGCGAAGCACCGGAATCTGAATGGCAGGCCCAATCTTGAGATTACCGCCCCGAGTCTTAGGCACTTCGATGGGAGGCAATGTCGCCAATGAGGTGTAGTCGAACACCGAGTCGCGCTGGGCTTTGATTTCATGCTGCCAAGTCGCACAAACCTCAGGCACACCGCGGGATTCGACCATCTTTCGATGGATCAACTCGCTTCGCCAGCACACAAACGGATACTGACCGTGCGCATAATCGAGCAGCTCAAAGTAACCCCATTTGCCACCTACTTGAGGGCAGAAAACCGTGTAGTAGACGCCGGGAATGCCGTCGGAATCCACTGCCTTCTGATAGGCGTAGACAACCTCAATGAGGTTTTCGCGGTCGAGGAAGGCATTCTTCGGAAGCCCGATGGTGTAGGTGTAGTCAGCGTAGTTGCTGAACTTGCCCATGGTGTTGATGGCCTCCTGAGCCCACTCCTCGTCCCAGTCGTCGGTCTCTACTTTCTGCATGATCTCAATCGAGGTCATGTAATGACGGCGGAAAACGACACGGGCGCTCTGGATATCCGTGGTCTCCGGAGGGAAAGCCAGCTCATCCCACGGAGCCAAGGCAGCGATGTAAGGCTTGTTGCTCACCATCGTGGGAACCGGGAAGTCGCACTCTCCTTCCTCGCGCAACTCCTTGATCGCCTTGATGGCCCGACGTTTCTTCAGGTTAGGAAATGCTGCCATCAACAGTTCCGCGGATTGATCGTCGGCTTCCGGATTAGCAATGAGGTTCGGCAAGTCGGACAGCACCGAGCCCTGAGGCGATTGAGCGGCAAGAGCTACGATCTGATCCATCGTCAGGTACTGCTCTTTCTGACCCATTTCCTGCTGCCACGAGATGTGCACGCCTGCCCAGCCATAGGTCCACACATACTGAGCCAGCAACTCCACCTCACGGGTCAAATCCGAGTACATCTTGGAGTTCACAGCCCAGTCCATCAGGTTGTGGGCGGTAGCGGCCTGATCGACCGTTGTCACATTGCTCGGTACAACCCTGAGCATAGAACGCCAGAATGAGGTCGAGCACAGATCGACCAATCCATTGACCACCTCATCGGCCAGCGGAATGCGAGTGTCACTAGCACCATCCCAAGGGAACGCCGGCTTCTGCGCATTGGACGCATCGTTCCATTTCTT